GTTAGATTATTAAATATTGCTGTGCATATTATTTCAACAAACATCATGTCAGAGTCTCCGTCCGAGCCTGAAGTGTTTTGGAACCAGCCTTGTCCAAAATTGGATTTATTCTTTATCGAATTCTCTAGATAACCAATTATATCATTATGCTCAGATCTGCCTAGGAACTGATTCTTCAATTCTGTTATGCTCTCTGAGTGGTACTCATCATCCTCCATCAACTTCTTAAAGACACCCGAGTTCAGGAATATTCTTTTCCTTGTTACTGAATTTAGAATCAAAGAGACATATTTCATTATCTCTGGAGGCAAGATTGGGTAGAGGTGACTACAGAATTTCGTCATCACGTAAAATTGGCACCATTTTGTATGATCTATGGTTATATCATTTGATAATATGACATATCCTGGTTCTTCGAGATCTTTATGGGCTAATTCAAAACTGGAGAATATCCTCTCTTTCTTCCTACCTTTTGACAGTACTTCTGAGGGTGAATGTGAGTTTATCCATTCCATCAAGGATTCTATTGGCTTTATTCCATATCTATTGAAGATCCACATGGTTAATATTTCTCTTAACCCTGCTGCTTGGTCAAGTTTCTTATCTATCTTTGCTTGTGCATCCTGGAAGATGTATTTGAAGAGAGAATTCATATCATCAAAGGGTCCAGTAGAAGAATCAGGTAAAAGAGTCAAAGAGTCTAGAACGGCTTCTATTGCTTTTATAGAGCTTTCTTTGTCTGATATTTCCTTAAAGTCATATCTCTTCTTGACACTAGCTTTGAAGGTTGCCAACTCGAGATAGGATATTTCTGTAGCTTTGAAGAAATTGCTATATATCATTTGGTCAGTTTTAGAACCATACTCTTTTTCTAGCATTTTCCTAACCAATCTACCGCAGTACAGGCTAGTTTCTAAGTTGAACTCGTGTGGTCTCTGAGTCTCATAATGGCTTTCATATCCCATTCTTCCAGGTCTACTTTCTCTCAACAAAATCTCCATATCTATTATTTTGCAAAGCACTTTAAGGTCTGCAGCCAGCTTGCTCATTGTGGCATAAGAGTGGAAACAAGCAATGTAAGATGTGTAAATTATGTTCTCAAATTTGTCTTCTTTCTGGAAAGTTATGGGGTCG